CTCTAATTGCATTATTTTTCATTATACTTGAAGACATTTTAGTAACATCTACACTACCATCTGCTGGTGTTACTGCATTACCAACCTCACCTAATGCTACAATAAAATCAATAGTATCACCTGTTACTAGGTTCTCACTAAAGGTAATAGTTGAATTACTAACTGTATAAGCATTTGCAGGTTCTTGAATAACACCATTAACAGACACAATAAGTTGTTCTGCTGTAGCAGGTTTAAAGTTTGCACTATTGTATTGCATTGTATAGGCAGCTTGACCGTTAACAACAGTAATGCTATCTAGTTTTTTAAATAGCCCACTAGAAGGCGCTGTTCCTATGTATGGCATTATTCAGCCTCCTGTATTGTTAATTCATCAGCATCAATCTTTGCTTGGATATCATCAGGCAAATTATCCCTGTTGTTTCGCAACCATTCTTGGAAAACTACATCTGTGTCAATGCAGCTTCTTTTACCATCACCATAAATGGTCACACCCTCTGCGGTATCGACAATTGAATAACTCATAACTCAGCACTCCAAGCTAAAAAAGCACCTGAATTTACACATCTCATTACAGCCCCTCTACCAACGGTTAAGCCGCTTGCAACATGAAATCTAGTATCACAACCATCTTTTGTTGCTACAATAATTGTAGGAACTGCATTACAAGTAGTATTTGCACCCCCTTGATTCACCCGATAATCCCCTGCTGTTCCATTTGTTTCTATAGCAGTTGGTGATGCTCTCATGGTTTGTTTAAAAGGAATAAAACCATCCACTCTTACAGTTGAATTTACGTTTCCGTTTCCAAAACCATCAGCAGCCGAATCTGCTACTGTTTTGTAATAATACCTTTGACATCTAGACAACTCATCCCCAAATGACCTATGCTCAAATGGTGTGGCCTGTTCGCCTACCTCAAACTGGATGCCTGTTACAAACCATGTTGCATTTGTTGTTTCAGTAAGTTGAGTTTGGTTTGACGTTGCAAAATAATCGCTATCAGACCAAGTATTTGCTGCTCCTTGATAAGTAGAACCCGCACCTAAAGTAAATGATAGGCTCAATCCTGCACCATTATCTTCTGCCCAAGTTCCACTAGTGTCGCCATCTACTGTAACTGTTTTATATTCCCATGTGTTAGCGGATAAGATTGTATACTCTTTTATATGCGAACGATTTGAACTAAAACTTTTGCCACTGTGAAGTGAAATGCAATAAGTTCCAGCAATACTAGCTTTCACCCAAAATGAAACAGTAAACTTTTTTGCATCTGATGTGCCTTGAGCAAGTTGTACAATATCTTGCCCTTCAATTATTTGTTCTATGTTAATCGCATTACCCGCAGCAGCGGCTGTTCCTGTACCCACAAGAAATTTAAATGAATTTTTAAAAGTGTTGTTTGGCGTGTCTGTTTCTTGTGACATTGTTGCATCAATGTCTGCGGCATAGTTATTAAATTGGGAGTATCTCCACCTGTCGCAAGTAAAGTAACCACCGTTAGCTGTTGTTATTTGCTGACTCGTCCCCCGCTGTGCCACTTGCATCGCACCATTGATAATCAGATTCCTGTTTCCATGTATAGCTGTATCTTCAAAACTAGCGGATCTAAGTTTACTTAAAGCCATAGTAGCCTCCTATTAGTAAGGGCTATCACCGAGTACACTTGTATCCCATGCAGCCTTAAGTTCTGTAATGTTTGTTGCATTTGAAATAGCACTAGCTGCTGGCGCATCTCTAAGTGCATCTTTAGTAGTTACACTAGCTGCTTTAGCATCTGCATCATCCGCCTCAAGTGCTTTCATATATACAACGTCTTCAGCTTCTAGCAACGGTTTACGTACTTCTCGTATTTTATCTTTAAAAATTTCTTTAGCTTTATCTAAGTCTTCGCTAATAACTGTTCCATTTAAAGTCCATGCATCACGAAAGTTACGATCAGAAGGAATTGTTACACTTGAAGCTAGCGCAGACTGACCGTTTTTATCTACAATATATGTATCTGCCATTATAATCTCCTATGCTGCAACTTCTATCTTCCAAGCGTTGCGCCATTTTCTTGTTTGTGGTAATTGTTTTTTTGTACAAATAATCATCTTTTGACGATTACCTTTATTATAAGTTTTCCATACTGACTGAGGACAATCTTTCATAATAAGATATTCAATTGCTGCTTCTTCTGTCATTGGCCCCATTGGTTCTGTTTCATGAAGAAGATAACCACGAGTATGTTTTTTAAAATCTGGTTGCGCTTCGTCTTTAGCAAGTTCCCAATAAACCCATACAGGTGGTAAGATACCGCCCTGCATAGCGCAAGCCATCCAATTCGGATCAGGTACGAGTATTTTAGCGCACTCATCAATTCTGTCTTCATACACTACACGGTAGTCTGACTGATAGCCTTCTAGGTTTTCTTTTGCCCAGCACAGTCTATCCCAAAGGTGTGTGCCTTTGAATGATGGTGTTTTCATTATGCTAGGTCTCCAAATATTCCTATTTTATGGTTTTGGTCAGTATACGCACTTCCAGTAAAACTACGAGTTTGCACTTGTGATGTATTTGTATTGTTGGTGTTTGGATTAAACCACCACTGATAAACATTATTTGTTAAAGAAAATGCGCCAGAGTAAAGTCCATTTGCCATGTTGTTAGTATAGACATGGTCCATTATTCCAGTGCTAACGTCTACCATAGAAGAAATGTTAAAACTGTCCTGAATAGTCGCACTAGGTTGTGTTGCATAATTCCATGCTTTAACACTACCATTGACAACGAACTGCGTATCAACCGACCCTGCGGTGCTGTGTTCTATTTGATCTGCTAATATTTTTCCAGCCATTATGCTAAGTCTCCGTGAACTACTAAAGAATTTTTATCAGCATCTATGACACCACCAGCACTATTTACAAATTGAACTTTTATTCTATCTGCATGAGTGTTGTTATTGCCACCGCCTGTCCAAGATGTAAATCCACCTGCTACTCCATAGTGACCACCAAGCGCCCCTGCCGCAAACTTAGACGCAGCCGCAAAGTTATTAGCAAACACCACTTCATAATCTCCTGTTCCAACATCAACCATAGAACTTTGATTGAATGAGTCATCCACGACTACAGAGGCGTTCCACTTGCACCAAGCCTTCGCCAACCCTTGCTGAAGCTGAAACGTAACCGCGCCACCTTCAGACGTAACGTCCACATCACCAGCAGAAGTCTTGCCAGTGAGTTTATCCGTAATCACTTCACTCATACTAGCTCTCCTACTGTAATGCTTGCATCAAGATTCATATCTGTTGCCGTAGTGCTTGTATAAGTCAAGATAAGATAACCTGATGTATTTTGTGTGGTAATAGAGTTCCCCTTCCCTCTTACGCTAGTGTCATTTTGACCGCTAGATGTGTTGGGAGATGAAGCAGTAGTGGCAAAACCCAAAGCAACATTAGACGTAAATGACGGCTCATGCCTTCCTGTATTATCGTCCGAGACACTGGATATGTTAAAACTACCATCAATAGTTGTGTTAACATGGTCGTACATTAAACGTGCTTTAGGGACTTCTTGCTTAGTCAGCGTGACAGGGCTAGTGCCATCTGCCGCTACGATTGTATCTGCTTTAATTGTACTCATGCTACCACCAAAGTCGCACCAGTACTAACTGTAATGGTGACTCCTGTTGCTAAGTTTAAAGGTCCAGCACACAATCCGTTTGTGTTAGCCGCTATTGTTACAGACGTATTAAGTTCTTTTTCATGTACTCTAATAATGTTGCCTAATGCAGATCCAGAGTCACCAAGAAATGAACCTGCTGTACCTGAAGCGAGCATTGCTGCTGTTATTGAATCTGGAGGAGGAGTAGTTGTTTGTACAGCTTTACCTTGATATACTACATAAAAGTCATCTGAGCTTGCAACATTACCTGTCATAGTAAGTGCAGTTCCAGAAACAGTATAAGCAACTCCAGGTTCTTGTCTTACATTATTTACAAATATTTCAAGTTCATTAGCATTTGCTACGGCTGTAGTAAGTGTATAACTAGTACCACCATTACCTGTAATAACTTGTTTAGCTAAAGAAGAAAAATTAGTACTTGCTTGATTACCTATGTAACCCATATTTTCCTCCTTTAACTGCTAATATCATCAACTGCTGATACTACTGCATCAATTGAATTAGCTGTGTCTGATTGAATATAAAGCCTATCACCTGATGCTACTACAACTTTTGCTCCACCGTCTAAGACTTGAAGTGCAGAGCCTGAAGGGATAGGCGCATCTTTAACAAGATAATAATTATTACCACTGTTTGCTATATAAACTGAAGCAAGGACTTGTTGACCAGTAATATTTGCAAGATTAATTCCTACAAGTGTATCATAAGAATCAAAGTTAGTGCCATCTGGAATGTCAACTGCTGAAGTTCCAATGGACCTTTCTATATATCGTCTAAAATTTTGTGCCATAAGAATCTCCTATAAAGCAATTGCCATTGCGATTGCAAAGCCATTAGTTGCAAAGCCAGAAGTATCAACTGCTGCAATTTCACCCCATGTTCCTACAGGAGTGCCTGTACCTGAAGGTGCTACTTGACAATATTTAACAGCATTAATTGTTGTATTATAATATAAGTCACCTACTTGTACTGTTTTGCCTGCAGCTTCATGTGCATTTTCTGCAGCTGCATCAGTAGCATAACTGCCATAATAGCGTTCATCAAAATTTGCTGTTGCTGCTGCTGCTAAATCTGCATAATACTTAGCTGAATATTTTGCAGTTGCCCCTGAACCTGTAACAGGTGTTGCTTCTGTAAAACCGCTACCGCCGCCTAACGCCCATTGTTTAGCTGAACCTTCTGTTTGTGCAGATAGCGTACCAATTGCATATTCTTTAGCTGAGTATTCAGTATTGTCTACTGTGTCTGTAGTGTCTGTTGCCCAATCTTTTGCAGATCCGCCACCAGAAGCATTGTTTACTCCTGTACCACCTACTGCCCAAGCTTTAGATGAATAATCTGAAGTACTAGGTACAACACCATCTACTTTTACTGCATAATTTTCTGCTTTAGTTGCTTGTGTTGTAGCTGTTGTAGCTGAATTACTTGCATTTGTAGCTTGTGTTGTAGCAGTAGATGCAGAAGTACTTGCAGATGCAGCACTCGTTGCCGCATTAGTGGCTTGTGTTGTAGCTGTTGTAGCACTTGTTGCTGCATTAGTTTCACTAGTAGCCGCATTAGTAGCCGAAGTTGCTGCTGCAATTTGACTAGCACTTGCACTGCTTGCAGAGCTAGATGCTGATGATGCACTACTTGCAGCATTAGTTTCACTTGTGGCTGCATTTGTAGCACTAGTAGCTGCCGCTGTTGCTGAATTGCCTGCATTTGTTTCGCTAGTGCCTGCATTAGTTGCGCTTGTAGCTGCAGCTGTTTCAGCTAGTTGTGCTTGTTGTCTTGCACCAATAGCTGTCAGAGCTGAGTTTGCGGCGTTAGTTTCGGAAGTTCCAGCATTAGTTGCACTTGTACCTGCATTTGTTTCTGAGGTAGCTGCATTAGTAGCCGAAGTTGCTGCTGCAGTTGCACTATTTGCTGCCGCTGTAGCTGAATTTCCTGAAGCTGTTGCAGAAGTTACTGCACTGTTTGCAGATCCAGTAGCTGAAGTAGCACTAGTTGCCGCTGAAGTTGCTGAAGCTGCTGCATTAGTTTCAGAGGTTGCTGCTGCTGTTTCGGATGCAGAAGCATTTGTTTCACTTGTAGATGCATTACCTGCACTAGTAGCGGCTTCTGCTGCTTTTGTAGTAGCAGTTGTAGCTGAAGCTGCTGCTGAAGTAGCACTTGCTGCTGCATTAGCGGCATCTGTTCCAACTGAAGCTGCTGAAGTTGCTGCGCTAGTTGCACTCGATGCTGCTGCACTTGCACTTGCTGCAGCGTTAGTAGCTGCTGTTTCAGCTGCTGCAACATCTGCGCCTACAATATCAGGGATACCATCAATTAAAGTATCTGTAAATAAACCGCCATTTGCGGCATTATCTGTTGCGCCTGTAAACTGTCCAGGCCTTGCTGGTGTTGTCATTAAATTAACCCTCGACCGTTAAAGTTTACTTGAATGTTACCACCTGACGCAGTGCGTCTAGCGTCTTCATCGTTTAATTCTGCTATTTCTGACATAAATAATTGTAAGTATTTAGCGGCTTGATCATCTTCTTGTACAAAAGAAAATAATTCTCCAAGCGCTCCAAATAATACAATTCGTTCATTTTCATCTCTTAACCAATTTGGTGTTTCTGTACCTTGATAATAAGTAGAAGTAACTGTACCTCCAGCATCTGCAGCTTGTGCTGCTGATTGAGTAGCATAAGCAGTTGTGCCTGTATTACTATTAAAATATAATAAAGCAGAATTATTAACACCAGCGCCAGCGCCTGTTGTAGTTAAAAATCCAGCATTATAATTAAGTACTGTTACTGCATATTGTGCGTTTAATGCAGGTAATCTGCGATAGTAATATAATTCAATTGCATCGCCTTGATTTCCTACTGCACCTTGTCCAAATCCAGGTGAAAGATAAATTACGTTTTGTTGTCTCGCCCAGTAATTATAACCTGTATATTTTTCTGCACGAAAATCGTTAAATGTTCTAATATCTACTCGCTCATTAAAAACTCTTGTTGTTAGTCCTGATGAATCAACCTCTCTTATTTGAATAAATTCTATAAGATCATAAGGTAATTGTATTTCAGTAATACTAGACAAAGTAGAAGTTGCATTACTTGTTGCTGCAGTTAATGCAGTGCTATCATATTTTGCAACATTTTCTAATGGAGGTACACGGAGCTTTCGATATGCTTTATCTGCTGCATATTTAAGGCAGTCTTTAATAACGTCATCACTTACTACTTCTTCGTCTCGGTTAGCCCAATCACGAACTTTAGTAACTAATGCTGCATATGTAATTGCCATACTTGTCTCCTAATTAAGTATTAATTACTAAGTCAGCATATTCAGACACTAATATCTTTTTCAATTTAGTAAGATTACTTGGATTACTCATAAAATTAGGATCGTGTAAATCTAATTTATGATCTTCAAATATTTTAATTGCTACAATATCAGGAATAGTTGCCATTTTACGATAACCCTTTTTAGTTTTACCGTAATATTCTTCCTTTTCTTTTTGTAATTTAACGTTCTTTTTAAATTGAGATATGTCCTGTTGTGCTTGCCAATCTCCTGTTTCAAGATCAAAGCCAGCTTTAATGCTTTCATTAGCTCCTACAGTTCCGCTGTAGAATTTAAATTCGTTTTCTTTTGTCATTATGTCCTCTTACTTAATTAGGCTGGTTCTGTATATGCTACGAATCGTCCTGATTTACCAATATAACCTAATTGCGCGCCTGTTGGTGCTGCACTAGGCGCAGCTGCAACTGCTACTGTTGGTGTACCTACTGATAAATGTGTTAGTTTATAGCCTCCACCTGCAACAGACGCTGTGCGCCATACGCAAGTTTCTGCAGGGTAAGTATTCCCGACTGCTGTTTGAATAACTAGCATTTTACTGTACTCCTATAATTTATTTTGAATGAGGATTAGCTGTTTTTTTAGCTGCTTTCTTTTTAGCTCTCATAGCTTTTGCTTTTGCTAACATTGCACTACGTCCTGATCTTTTATCTTTAATAGCATCAGCTTTTCTTGTATTAGGTGAAGTTCGTCCAGCCATATCTTTTTGTTGCATTTGTGCTGTACGAGTTACTGCTTCATTTTGTTTTTTATCTTTAGAACGAAGCATATTCATTTCAGTACGTGTCATGCCTTCATAAGGATTTTTTGAAGCTGAACCTGCTTGCATAGCAGCAGATGGAATTTTAATACTTTGACCTACACGAATTTGATTAGCATTTTTAATACTTGGGTTTGCTGCAAGTAAAGCTTTAAGTGTTATTCCTTTACTTTTAGCAATCTGCGAAAGCGTATCTCCCGATTTAATTTTCATAGCTATCTCCCTTTAAATACCATGCCGCCAGCAGATTTATACTGCGGATCCATTTTCATTTTACCACCACCATATTTATAATTAGCAGGGTTCATTGTTGTATCTGCTGCAAATGATTTCTTTTGGCGTATAGCTTTAGCTTGAACTGGCATTACTGGCGCATCTGGTAGTTTTTTCTTTTTATCTTTTTTACGAACTACAATTGGCATTTTATTCTCCTGTGATAAAAAAGAAGGAGAAGCCTATAAGCTTCCCCTCCTTATTAAACCTACTCTAGGCCGTAGATAGCACCGCAACCAAGTGGGTTACGTACTTCTAATGTGCATTCTTCAACCATCATACCTTTGGTTGAGTCACCCTGCTGACCTACGTCTACCTCTGCTAGAGGACGCAAGTATGCAGTTGCAAACCACATTGGATCGTATACCAATGCTGCAAAGTTAGCCAAGTTAGTTACACCTGCACCACTGTGAGCAACGTTGTTGTCACCTGTAAATGCAAAGTTATTTGTCAAGCCCATGATGTAATTAGGTACTACCATCAAGTCACCAAAGTCTGACATATAGACATCTACTGATTGACGTAGTTTTCCTGAATCATCAATATTACGGGTTACACCTGTGTCGCCAACCATCAGGTCAGAGAAATCACGGCGAAGCTTTGGTGACAACATAATTTTTGTTGCCTTACCGCCTTGCTCATAGATCTTTTGCATAACTGAATCAATATTAGTCAATGCTAGTGGATCACGATCAGGTGCAGTTGTTGAACCGTTAATTGATGAACGTGGAATAGCTGTACCGTTTGCATCTGTACCAGCACCTGTAGTTGCTGCAGAAGGAGCTTCAAACTCACCTACATAATCACAAGTTGTTGCTGAGTTAATAAATGATTGGTAGCCACCTGCTGCACGAGAATTAGCATTCTGTGCGCCTACTGCGTTTGATACATTCATTGAGTGAATCATATCAAATTCTACGTCACGGCGAAGTTCTGTACCACGCTTTTTTAACTGATAAGCATACTCATCTGCTACACCAGCTTGATCTACTGCACGGCGTGTGCCTGATACAGCAATTGTTTTACCATTGATCTGTGTGTAGTTACCCAAGCGTGTACGATCTGGACCAGAAATTGCAAACTTGTCGCCAGTTGCAGGTGTTGCACCTGTACCACCTGAACCAGTTGCATCTGGTGCAATGTAATCTGTACCTTCACCAATACGTGAATTGCCTGGAGCTTCCAGTGTATCTGTTTGCCATTCGTGATAAATAGCAGTTGCCTTTGCCTTTCCAATTGAAGAGGTGAAAGGAGTTTCGTCACGAGTAATCATCGTGATAAAGTTAGCAAGATCCTCACGCTGTGAGACATCTTTGCCGCTGCCACGAGCTGGTCCTGCTGGACCACCTGTGCCGCGTACGCCAAGATTATTAGCCATTTTAATTATACCTCCGAGGTATTAAATATTTGAAAGAGAGCGTTCTGCAAGTCCTCTTAGAAATGCCATTTGATCATCTTGACTAGCGTTTTCACTAAGCGCCCTTTTTCTTAATTGTTCACTTGCATCAACTTCTTTTTGTTTACGAGTTTTTGCTTTTCGAACAGGAGCTTTTTTAACGCTAGTAGTTTTACGTTTAGCTGTGCCTTTGCTTACACCTTGTTTTAATCTTCTGTAATCATCAACAAATTTGATAAGTACAGGATCAGTTACTACATCAAGAATTTCTTCAGGAACACCTTCTCCAATAGCAAACTCACGAATAGCCATAGCTGTTTCTTCGTTAAAGTCTGGAATCATATCAGGTATTACTTTATTAAAATAATCTAGTTGTTCTTGAAATTCTTTTTGTTGTGTTTTTTGTTCTTGTTTTTGAATATTTTCAACAAGCTTTTCACGACGTTCTCGTGCTTCCCAATATCTTTTTTGGACTTGTTCTCGCTTATCTTTTAATTCATTAACTTCATAGGTGTCGCCTTCATCACGAGCAGTTTGTATTTTTTCTTCAAGTTTATGATATTCATTTGCATGCCGCTGTTCTGCATCATACAATACAGCAGCAGAAGCTTGAGCCATCCCGTTTATTTCTTCGAGTTTTTGCTCATATTCTTCTTCCATTTGTTTTCTTGCATCACCAAGTTCACGACCCTTGTTAGAAAGATGTTGTTCAGTAGAGTAACCTTTTATAAGGTCACTAAAGGAAACTGCAACTTCTTCGCCATCTATTTTAACGAGTACTTGCGATTCCAAGTCTAAATCATCAGGAGTGTACACATCGGCTTCTTGGGTAGACTCATCATCCTCATCCGTTGCTTCTTCTTCTTCGATTTCTACTTCTTCTTCATCATCAACGTTATCGGCTTCCTCTGATTCTTCTGGGTCTTCTTCATCAGATTCTTCCGCGTCTAACTGCGGTACTTGCTCTTCGGGTAGAGTATCTACGAAATCGGAGTTCCGTATAATGTCAGCCAGCAAAGCCTCTTCAGTTTGACTTGTGTCCATAGGCACAGAATCATCCTTAAGGGTAGAGTCTGTATTTGCTTCAGGATTATTCATTGTTAATTACCTCCCTTTTTTACAGGGGCTGTTTTAGGTTTAGCTTTAATAATTTTTTCAGCATAAATATTTCTTAACATTTGCATGTGATATAACGCATCCGAATTTAATTTTGCTTTACCACCACTACGCATTGAATCATATTCAAGTGTTTCAATCATTGTATCGTAGTTTTTAACAAGCTGTTCGTAATCAATTGTTCGTTTTGCCATCGTTGTCCTCCATTAGGTGTGGGATATTTTTCCCATACATCTCAAAGTTTGTCATTTTCTCTTTGACGCTACCTAGCGCCATCGCAGAAGAGTAGAGAAACTCTCGTGTTTTAGTTTCATGTGGTTCTGTTTTAAGCCATTCAATAAAATAGTCTACAAGAACCTCACCATATACTTCATCAAAAAATTCATCCCGTTCCTTGGCTGCAAAGTGACCTTTAACATGCGCCCTTCGCGCTAATTCTTCAGGATGAATTTTATGATTACCGTATGATTTTTCGTTTCCCAGCCTCGCCTCAGCTGTCTTACGATATTTATCCATTTATCTTGTTCCTTGTTGTGGAGGATTAATTAATTGCCTAGCCATCATAAGGACTTGATCAAATCCTGGATGTTCAGGTAATTCTGCACCCTCTTTAACTGCTCTAATTGTTAAGTCAGCCCATTCTTGGAAATGTTTATCAATAGCAACGGCTAATTGTTTAGAATTATCATCCATTGTATTTTTACTTTGAGCATTAGTATACTGTACATTTGCTTCTGCAAGTGCAGTATCTGCTTCACGTTTACGTTGTTCAATCATTTCCTGTGCTTGTGCGGCTTTAGCTTGTTCTTGCATAGCATTAGTTGCTCTTTCTTTAAATTCATCAGTAGTATAATCTTGTAAGAAATCATTACTATCTAAATTTAAAGCTTCAATAAGCTTAGTTGCAAGCACTGCTGGTGCTTCAGGCTTAACAGCCATGCCTGCACCTTGGCTAGCCAAAGCAGGAAGTATTTCAGATCCTACTTTAGTTAACTTATTAATTACAGTTAAGTTTGAATTGTCTCCAATATCTAAAAAGATTTCTACATCCATAGTAGAAGGTAACTCACTCATATTAATAGAGCCATAAACCCCATCCATATTATAAGATTGTTTACCTTTCATGTTCATATACATGGTTCTGTAAACACCTTGTATCAGCCGCTTAAATCCAGTTTCCGCAAATCTACGCGCGATATGCTGGATTCGTTTTTGTGCTGCTGATTGAACAGCGCTAAGTTTTTGCTCAGAGTTGCCTGATACATAAAGTGTATCATTCAATCCTTGCGCGGCCTTAGACATTCCTGTAGCTTGCTCTTTAATAAGCTGTAGATGTTCGAGCAAAGGTACAGTACCTGTAGAAATAGTCTCTGGGGGTAATTGTGATACCGCACCAGTTGGATTACCATTAGTAGGTATGATTTGTTTGGGCTTCATATTTTGAAGCGCACTAAAATCAACTACATTTGGATCTGCTAGTTTAGGACTATAATTTGTAAGATAAGTGTTTTCTACAAAACCACGAAGAATAGCTGTACTTGCTAATGTACTAGATCTTGTAAAGTCAGCCATTGATAATCCAAAAAATTCATGTGGAATATCAATAGGAACAATAGAAGCTAGTGGAACAAATTCTACATCTTCTTCGTATAAAATATGATTATCTACTGTTATAAAATGTTTTAGTTCTGCAATACCATCACCATCACGATCTACTCTAATCCAAGATTCAGTAAGAGTTACTTCTTGATTAGCTTCAGTATATGCTTCACCTTTTGCTTCATAGCCTTGCCAATAAGCTTGGCCTGTAATATCTTTTCTTGCAGCAACATCTTCACTGTATTTGCCGCTTCCAACCCAGTTGTAACCGCGTCCGAGACGATTCCATTCATCTTCTGTGAGACTGTCTCCCCACTCTGGGTAATATCTGCGAACATCTGAACGAGACATTTCGCTTTGGATGCCAACAAAGACGGCATCATCAATATCTTTTGCTTCATTTGAAATCCTAAAGGCTTCTGGCGGTATAACCTCTAGCTTAACTCTGCTTTTGTCAATTCGCTTTCTAAGCCTTACATCTATATATGAAATTGTTTCTGAAGTTGGATTGAGCGTTAGCTCGCCGACGATTTCTAAATTTTCATCTGCAAGGATCTCGTCAAGTTTTGCTTCATCAATTTCTTCGTATTCTTCCATTACATAATCAAAGTCTTCAATGTAATCCCAACGAATTACTGCATTCTTCCATAATAAAGAAGACTTTATCCATGTTTGTAATATTTCCCAGCCTTTATTCTTTTTAAAGATACAGTAGTTAACAAGATTACTTGCATCTTTAGCTGCTTTAAATGCTCCAGGAGTATCATCGTACGGAACAAACCGTGCAATTTTATTGTTGTTTAAGAACAAGTCAGAAAGAACTGCTGTGTAAGCTTCAACTACTTCTGTTGTAGAAGTATCAACAATAGTACTAACGCCTTGTGGTGTTAAGTGTTCTTGCGCTACACCTGCATACTCATAAGTTGCTTTAAGTCTTTCTCTAGTTAAATCGCTAGCATTAAGCCAATCACCTGCGGCGTTCTGAATTCCTTGCTCAATAAGATTAATAAGCTGTTCATCGGTTACAGCTTGTTTATAACCATTACTAGCCATCAGTATTCACCACCTGTTCCACTATAAAATGCTTTACTGTTTTCCATAACTTTTTTATTGTATCCTTTACTTCCAGGCTGAGACAAAGGAGTTTTACGTTCTTTTGTTTTCTTTACTGGTTGTACAGATGCAACTTGTTGTTGATAACGTCCTGTTTTCATTTACCGCTCCTGGGTTTTATTATTCATTAAGTTTATAATCTAATGGGGGATATACTCTTACATAATCATCAATTGCTGATTCTGGAATAAAAGTTTCATATTTATCAGAAACATCATCCATTTTTCCTGGATATACTTTTGCCTTTCGATTAACAACTGCTGCATATACGTTAGGACCAAATTCTTGAAACTCAATTGCATCATCTAATCCATGAAAAAATGCGCCTGGACCTTTTCCATATGCAGGTTTATTTGTTGCTGCTACAGGTCTAGTTCTAGGAAAATCAGAACTAGGGGTCATTGAATGCCTAAAATAAATATCAGGTTCATAACCTTCGTATCTGCTTTCTTCAGCTAATTGTTTACGTATTTTTCTTAAATAATCAAGTTTCTTTTGTTCTGCATCTGTATATTTTTTAACTGCTTTAGCACCTTTAGCAAGTGGCCCAGCTGGTGTTGCAGCTAATCCCATCATTCCTGCAGCCATAGCTGCTTCCATAACATTTCCTGATTTTGCTGCTTTATAAAAATCTATTGCATCACTAAGTGGAGTAAGTGCTAACAATTCGTCTTTAATTGACTTTGAAGATTTTTTAGCTAATGGCCCTCTTTCTTTATTACGACCGCGCTTTGCCATTACCACTTCACCTTATTTGCCCAGTAAGCGGCACTTGTTGGACCTTTGTTAATATTTGTTGAGTGTCGAGCCTTCCAAGCTTTTCTGCGCTTAGCGTATGATTCGCTTTCTCCTTTCTTTTTAGGACTGCCAGAAACGCCTTGACTACCAAATCTAATTATTTTTGGTTTGCCATTTGGCCCTGTAACTGCTACTGCATGAGACTTTGTTTTATGGCCTGGAGTTCTTTTAGGTTTATTTAAGCCGCTAAATCTTTCACCTGCTACTTCAATACTCATTTACTCCTCCATAAAATCTACTATTATATACTTTTCACCTTCTTGCTTTAAAGATACTTTTTCTTTTTTACAACTATATAAATGTCCTGTACCTACGTTTCTATCAATTTTACGTTTTACAGCAAGACAATCTGATAAAGTAAAATGA